GCGTTCCTGATGAACACAGCTATTCAGCGTCAGGCCGAGCGTGTGACGGCAGAGGAAATCAGGTACATGGCGCAAGAGCTTGAGGATGCCATCGGTGGCATCTATTCGCTTCTCGCGCAGGAACTTCAGCTTCCCTTTATCCGACTCGTGCTGGACCGCCTGTCGCAACAGGGTGTCCTGCCTACCCTTCCCGCGAACCTCGTTGACATCACCATCGTTACCGGACTTGAAGCCCTCGGGCGCGGTCAGGAGATGGCGAAACTCGACACCTTCTTGAAGCATCTGTCCCCGCTTGGACCTGAGGTTATCGCTCAGTATGTGAACCTCGACAATTATATGACCAGACTCGCCACCTATCTTGGCATGGATTTGACAGGTCTTATAAAGTCCAAAGAGGAAATCGCTGAGGAACAGGCTCGTCAGCAGGATGCGATGCAGAAAGCAGAGATGCAGAAGTTGATGCTCAACAAGGGACCGGATTACATCAAGGCAGGAACTCAGGCGGCACAGGCTTACAACGAAGCCCAACAGCCGCCAACCCAATAAAGATCCATGAGAGGTTTGTATGCCCGAATCGGTAGTTGTTAAAGGCGACCCCACGCCGGACCCTGCTCTCAACCAGCAGGATAATCCCAACAATCAGCAACAGCAGAACAACGCACCCGACCCCAATCGCCCGGCATGGCTTCCTGAGAAGTTCAAGACCCCCGAAGACCTCGTCAAGTCCTATCAGGAACTTGAGCGTGAGTATACGAAGGTCAAGCAAGGCCAGCAGACGCCCCCGGCGAACCAGCAGACCCCGGCAGGTCAACTCAAGATTGACGAGTCTGGTAAAGCAATGGTCGGCAACCTCGACGTGTCCAAGTACAACAACGAGTTCGCTCAGACCGGGCAACTCAGCGAAGCATCGTACAAGGAACTGGAAGGCATGGGTCTTCCGAAGGCGATGGTTGATGCGTATATTGAGGGCCAGAAGTCCCTCGCCAACTCCTTCGTCGCAGACGTTCAGTCGAGCGTCGGTGGAGCGGAAGCCTACACTCAGATTCTAACGTGGGCAAAGACGAACCTCTCCCAAGAGGAAATTACGGCGTTTAACAACGTCTGTGAGAACGGCAATATCCCGCAGGTGAAACTTGCGGTCGCCGGAATCAAGGCCAAGTACGAAGCCGCCAATGGCAAAGACCCGAATCTCACTCGGGGTGATAAGGGCGGTTCCCCGGCTGTCGGCGGATTCCGGTCCTATGCAGAGGTCACTCAGGCAATGAGCGACCCGCGCTATCAGACGGACCCCGCGTACCGTCAGGATGTTATGGATAAACTCCGTACATCCAAACTCTTTTAGGACGTTCTCTTAGAGCGTTCTTCACCTAACTGAGTCAAGGTTCAACCAGACTCTTTGCCCTGTCTGCGGACGGGAAAACTCAGAGAACGAAAACCAGAGACTCGGGCAGGACCATTACAACTCCATACCTCAATAATCTCTAAAGGAGATAACAACAATGGCACTTCCCGATTACACCGTTTCAAGGCTTGGCCTCAAGGACGGTAACGCTGATGCCGTAGAGCTTTTCCTTAAAGTCTACGCTGGCGAAGTCCTGACTGCTTATGAGAAGAAGACCATCGTTAAGGGGCGGCATCTGGAGCGCACCATCGCGTCCGGTAAGTAGATTTGCCGGACATTAAACATCTCTTAAATTCGGTGAAACTCCCATAGGGACAATACCGAGCCAAGCCTGACCGAAAGGCAGGAAGGTGTAACGACTATTATGTAGGCCGGAAGTCCGGTCGAAAAAGGAGACACGCGACAATGGAGCAAATCCATAGTCGTAGGTGTCGCCTGTGTGGGATTGAAAAACCCATCTCAGAATTTTACTACCGTAAAGATATTAGAAAATATCGACACGAGTGTAAAGCCTGTCTCATTGAAAAACACCGATTCAAAACCCTCGGCGTATGTAATACCAAGTATGATGAAATGCTTGTCATACAAGGTGGTCGGTGCGCCATTTGTGGGGCAACTCTAAATAGCTCCCGATACACGAAGTTCGCTGTGGACCATAACCACAAGACGGGAGTGGTGCGTGGATTACTCTGCACCAACTGTAACACCGCTATCGGTTTAATGAAAGACAGTCCTGAGAGATTACAGGCGGCTATTACATACCTACGCAAGCACGAAGATATAGTCTGACCTATGCGGCAACGTATAGCTGTCGTAAGACGGGCGCAGAGTAACGACCTGCGTTGAACATTTTTGAAATCTGCTCAGTTCCCCCTGACGTGGAAGGCTGTTGCGTCCCTGCACACTCCCGGCGCTATGATTGACGGTCAGTCCATCAAGCACTCGGAGAAGGTCATCGACATCGACGGTCTGCTCATCGCTCCCGTGTTCATCGCTTCGATTGACGAGGCTATGAACCACTACGAAGTCCGCTCCATCTACACCAACGAGCAGGGCATCGCCCTCGCGGACCAGTATGACCGCGAAGTTCTGCAATGCCTCATCCTCTCGTCCCGCGACTCCGAGACCTTCACGGGTTCCGGTGCTGGCGGGGCTATCACGGACGCAGACCTCGCCACGGATGCCGACATCCTCGCCGGTGCGCTCATGTCCGCCGGTCAGAAGATGGACGAACTGAATGTCCCCGATGCGCCGCGCTTTGCGGCCTTCAAACCCGCTCTGTACTGGCTTCTGCTTCAGAGCGACCTCGTCATCAACCGCGACTACTCCAACGGCGGCGACGTCCAGAAGGGTAAGGTGTGGGAACTGGCGGGTATCGAGATTCTGAAGTCGAACAACGTCCCGTCCACGAACATCAACTCTGGTATCGCCAAGTATCAGGGTAACTTCACCAAGACGAAGGGTGTTGTGTGGCATCCTCAGGCCGCTGGCACGGTCAAGCTGATGGACCTCGCCCTCGAGTCGGAATACCTCATCACCCATCAGGGAACGCTCATGGTGGCCAAGTATGCCGTTGGACACGACTCCCTGCGCCCTGAGGGGGCGGTTGAGATTGCCCTGCCCTAGTTGCGTCTAGCCACGCTAACCAGCAGTAACCATTAACCCAACCGAAGGGGGACTTGAAGGAAACTTTGAGTCCCCCTTTTTGTAAAGGAGAAATGAAGAAGTGTAAGAAGTGCGGCGAGATGAAGCCGCTTGGCGAGTTCTACACAGGAAACGCCTACCGAAGTTATTGCAAATCCTGCTGGTCCAAACACCACACACCAAAAGCACGACAGACTAATATCAGAAGGTTCTACGGTATAGACGAAGAAACATATCAGGAGATGTTGTCTGAGCAAAACGGAGTGTGTGCTATTTGTGGACGAACTGCCGAAGAAGTTGGAACTCGGTTCAAACATCTCGCCGTTGACCACAATCACGACACAGGTTTAATTCGCGGTTTACTTTGCACCAGATGTAACACCGCTATTGGCCTGTTTGAAGACGACACCATCCGGCTGGAACGCGCAATAGAATACATAAGGAGCAACCAATGAACATAGCTTTACTGAGCGAGCTTGATGCTGTCAATTTTATGCTTGAAAGTATCGGCTCTATGCCCGTCGCTTCTCTGGATGACTCAGGTGTCGCTGACGTAGCTATTGCCAATTTCATTCTTCAGCAGACCTCGCGCGAGGTTCAGTCGGAAGGATGGGCGTTCAACTTTGATACAAACATCACCTACACGCCGGACATCGACGGCAACATCACCTTCGGCGCAAACATCCTGAGAGTCACCCCGACCTATCGGAACGTGTGGGGGTGTGATGTCGCCCTTCGCGGTCAGAAGCTCTATGACCGACACAACAAGACATACACCTTCACGAGCGACATCAAGCTCGACACAGTCACGTTCCTTGCGTGGACCGACCTGCCTGAAACGGCGAGAAATTACATTGCCATCAAAGCGGCCCGGCGGTTCGCACAGAAGGTTCTCGGCGCGGATTCCGTTTGCACTTGGACGGAGAACGACGAGAAAGATGCCCGTCGCATCATTGAGGAATACGAGGGCGACACGGGCAAGTACAACATCCTCAAGAACAATCCCGGCCTTCGGAGATAGAACTTCTAGTTCACTTCATTAAAAGGACTCCATTAAAATGTCGAACAGAATCAGCAGAGGGATTCCCGGCTTTCACAACGGAATCTCCCAACAGGCGGCGGCGAACAGACTACCCTCTCAGGTGGCTGACGCGGTCAACGTGTTCCCTTCGCTCGTTGAGGGGATGACGGACCGTCCCCCGCTGAAGCACATAAAGAAGCTCAACACGACTCCCGGCATCTCGGACTATTTCGTCCACCTTTACAACCGGGATGCGACTGAGCGGTACGTTGTCCTTATCGGCAACCAGACCATCAAGGTTTACGATATGGCAGGCAACGAGAAAACGGTGAACACACCGGACGGACTGACGTATCTAGCAAGTTCAAACCCGCGTCAGGACTTCGCGGCTGTCACCGTGGCAGACTACACGTTCATCCTCAATAAGACCGTTGAGGTTGCTATGGACAAGGCGGAAGAAGCTGAGGATGCGCCCTACGAAGCTATCGTGTGGGTTAAGCGCGGAGTCCAGAGCAACAAGTACACCGTCACCCTCGGCGTCACGGATTATACCGTAACCACCGGCGACTCCAACAGCCCGGCAACCTATCGGACCGACCAGATTGCGTCAGACCTCAAGGCGTTAATTGAGGCTGGCGGTGGCGGCTACACCGTCTATCGTAAAGGCTCAGTCCTCAAGATTTCGCGCAGTACCGACTTCACCTTTGCGGTGTGGGACTCCTACGGGGAGACCGGCATCAAGGGAATGAAGCACACCGTTGACAAGTACACGGACCTTCCGCCGAACTGTTGGGACGGGGTCCGGTTGAACGTCCTCGGTGACGGCAAGGATGTCATCACCGACTATTACGTCGAGTACACGTCTGAAGACGGCGCATCGGCGGGAGTGTGGAAGGAATCGCGGGGCTGGTCTCAGTCCAACCTGTTCGATGACTCCACCATGCCTATGCAGTTGGTCCGTGAACCGGACGGCACGTTCACGCTGGAACGCTGTCTGTGGGACGAGCGTATGGTTGGCGACGATGACACTTGCCCCCTTCCGTCCTTCGTTGGGCGGAGAATCAATGACATCTTCTTCTTCAGAAACCGGCTCGGATTCATCTCGGACGAAAACGTCATCTTCTCTCGGGC